GGTCACCATAGGCTCTCCTGCGGTTGTCACTACAGCAATCTCATTGGCAAATAATCTGCCCGTGATTTTGACTAACGAAGGCTTTCCGTCTGCGTTACCTACTGGCCTCGTAGTTGGCACTATTTATTACGTAAAGAACTCCACCGGTACAACATTTAACCTATCCGCTACACCCGGCGGTGCGGCCATCAATACCTCTGGATCGCAGTCTGGCGTTCATTACATCATGCCTAGCGGTGTAAACATTGTTAATTTATCTGGTGCATCAGACTGCCCCATTATTCAAAACTTTATCTTTGTATCTGACGTAAGTAGATTTGTGTTTGCGTTTGGCTGTAATGACTATGGTGCTACAGCCCAAAGCCCTATGCTTGTTCGCTGGTCAGATCAAGAGTCTGTGGTTAACTGGACACCAGCCGCAACCAATCAGGCTGGTAGCGTTACGTTATCTCACGGCTCAAGCATCGTAACTGCCATCCAGACCCGCCAAGAGATTTTGGTTTGGACTGATTCAGCTATCTATTCACTCCAATACATTGGCCCGCCAGTGGTTTGGTCTAGTCAGTTGATGGGAGATAACATATCTATCCTTGGTCAGAACGCAGCGGCCCAAGCCTCTGGTGTGGTGTATTGGATGGGCGTTGATAAGTTCTATCTGTACGATGGACGCTTGCAGACTTTACCTTGTGATCTTCGCCGGTATATTTATCAAGACATTAACCTTGACCAGAATCAACAGGTTTTTGCAAGTACTAACGAAGGGTTTAACGAAATTTGGTGGTTCTATTGCTCTGCCAATAGTTTGACTGTTGATCGTTATGTGGTGTACAACTACCTTGAAAAGGTCTGGTACTACGGCACGATGGCGCGAACGGCATGGCTTGACTCTGGTCTGCGTAATTATCCAATAGCCGCAACATACAGCTATAACTTGGTTGATCAGGAGTTTGGTTTAGACAATAACGAAACAGGTACGCCAGCAGGCATTGAGGCTTACATCTCATCCGCAGAGTTTGACATTGAGGACGGTGAACACTTTGGATTTGTTTGGAGAATGTTGCCTGACTTGACGTTCTCTGGATCAAGCGCATCTCCAACTCCGCAGGTTACGTACACTTTGTACCCAATGCAGAACTCAGGCTCTGGCACAGGTACTGCGGTAAATAAAGATGTAGACAAATTAACCGGCGCTCAATACGTAGTGACTGAGGGCTTTACAGGCCAGATTAATACTCGTGTGCGGGGCAGGCAGTTAATTCTCAAAGTTAGCTCAGACAATCTAGGAACAGCTTGGCAGTTGGGTGCTACCCGTATTGACATTAGACCGGACGGCAGACGATGACCTACATAATTACGTCAGAGTTTGAGCTTAACAAGGTAGCCGCACCTAACGTGCCTCTACCTCCGCAAGAGTATGACCGTGTTTATTTTGACCAGATGCTCAATGTGTTGCGTCTGTACTTCAACAGGATTGATGCGTTAAACACTCAGTTAATGGCTTCTGGCATAGTGCCTCCTTTAACTAATTACACCGTGGCTACGCTGCCAAGCGCAGTCACTTCAGGCAAAGGTGCAAGAGCTTTTGTAACAGATGCTTTAGGCCCAACATTTGGGGCAACCGTGGTGACTGGCGGCGCAGTGGCTGTGCCTGTATATTCTGACGGAACAAATTGGAAGGTTGGATAATGGCAAGGTTTTCAGACGCAGAAATACGCGCTTATGTAGAAGCAAACATAGACAACCCTGCGGCTATTGCAGAGGCTGCGGCTCTTGCTGGCGTGTCAATGGCCGACCTATCCAGAGCCACAGGTTTTTCTGTTGCTGATATTGGTGGTTATTTTGGTAACGCAGGCGTAGAACCTCCGGCTGTTGTATCAGCTCCTGCATATTTTGATGCTAACCAAGACGTTGCTAACGCATACCAAGACAATAGCTATGGTATGACTCCTCAAGAGTTTGCTGATTTTCACTACACCAACTATGGGGCAAATGAAGGTCGTGCGGCTTCTTCAGTAACTGTTGCTGAACCACCCCCTCCGCCTCCACCCCCTCCGCCGCCACCACCGGAGCCACCACCTCCGCCTCCTCCACCTACTCCACCTCCGCCTCCAGTGACGGTAAGTGAGCCTGCGGGGATTGCATCTTTGCCAGCGGCCCCCGTAGCCAAAACGTATACGCAGGCGGAAGTTAACCAAGCATTAGTTGATGCGCTTAAAAATGATCCTAATGCCAGTAAAGCTGACATTACGGCAGCAGCAGCGGGCATGGGAATTAGTGCCGCTCAAGTTAATGCCGCCTACAGTAGTTTGCCAGCAGCGCCTGCCGCTGTCACTCAACCCGCAGGTATTGCATCGTTGCCAGCCGCAACCACTCAAGCTACCGCAACTACCGCCGCGCCAATGGACAAAGCTGCCGCCGTAGAAAAAATTACGCAGCAAATCTTAGCCCAAGGCGTAAGTAGTAAGTGGAAGGGCGAGGGCAAAGGCTCCGCCGAGGCAAATGCAAGGGATATGGCCCGGATCATTGCCGATACTGGTGCTACAGACATTAACCAGTTTGGCAAGGTAACTAAAACTGTTGATGCTACTGTACAACCTGTTTTTGAAACGTTTGATACTGGGGGCTATGATGAAAATGGCCCTATCTTTTCTCAAAAAATTGTTGGTTATACAGACCAAGATGGCAAGCCGGTTGATCCTAATTTGGTTAAAACTGAAACTGTTTATGGCGGTGAAAGCGGAAGTGACCAAACTGTCTATGTTGCGCCTGTAGGCAAGCAAGAAGTATTTGGCAATAAACTGACTGGGCAAGAAGTTGCCAGTACATATGGCGAACGCCAGACAGGCAATGCTTTTGGTGGCACGTTTGAGGGCAAAGGCAACACCGGCTACCGAGTGCAGTTTGGAGCAGACGGAACTCCTATTTTCTATACAACGCAAGCCACATCTAATGACCTTGCAATCTTGATGCAGGATCTAGGGCCAATTGGACAAATTGGTCTTGCAATTGCTACGGGTGGTCTATCTATACCGCAACAGATTGCGGCTAACTTGGCTATCAGCGTTTTAAGCGGCAACGACATTGGCGACGCAATTAAGAATGCCGCAGTGAGCTATGTAGGAGCACAAATTCCGGGCATGGACTTTATGAAAGAAGGTGGCTCTTTCATTAAAGATCTTGGGTTGTCAGCAGACATTACAAATACCTTAACCAATTCTTTTAATAAAGCCACAGTGGCGGGTGTTACAGCCGCAGTAACAGGTAATGACATTGTTGACGCAGCGCTTGCAGGCGCAACATCAGGCGGTTTAAGCGGTGTAGTCAATACAGTGCTAGGTAGTATTGACGGGTTTTCAGACTTATCTAATACCAATAAAAACCTTGTTACCACCGCCGTAACGGGTGCATTGTCAGGCCAGACGATAGATAAGATAGCTGTTAGCACAGCCATTGCCGCTGGTAATGCCGTTGTAAATAATGCTACGGGTGGAAATAAAGACATTACAACTCAGTTGCAAAATGCTGGCTTGGTAAATAATTCAGGCGCAGCATCATTTGCAGATGCAAATACTGCCGACGATACTGACACTCAGATTTCCAATCAACTTACCCAATCTTTAACTTTTGACGGTTCTGGGGCAACTGATATAAATGCAGCCGCCAACGCCGCTTCAAATGCAGGGTCAAATACATTTACGTTTGGTGGTGGCACGTACACCATTGACAACAATAACGCCGCTACAACAATTGCCGATTTAGAAAGAATTGTTGCGGCTGACAATCTTGCCGCCACCACAACATCTAATCTAGCCGGTGGTGAATTTGCCGGTGTAGATGCCGCTGTAGCGGCTAACGCTGCGGCAAACAATACAGTTATTGGTAATGCAGAAGCTGACGATGTAACACAAGCTGCTGCTTTAGCTAGGTCACGTAATCCAACCGGCACGACCTTCACCTTTGATGGCAAAACTTACACATTGGGCACATCTAATGCTGATGTAAACGCAGCATTGGCCACTACTCAAAGAGACACTGCGCTTCAAGACATTCAAAACGCACCTAATTTTAATGCCGCCTATGCCGCAGCCCGTACAGCGCTTGGCCCTAACCAAACGTTTACATATAACGGCAAACAGTACAGCACTGCTACAGCAGCAGAACGTCCTGATTTAAACATCACCGCAGCAGACCAAGCAATAAATGCTTTAAACGCATCTAATCTTTCTACAACAACCAACGCATCTAACACGGTTGCAGCGCAAACCGACGAGTTGGCAAGGATTGTTGCTGGCGCTCCAAATCAAAATGCCGCAGAAACTAAACGTTTAGCTGCTCTTAACAATACCTTAGTTTTAGGTAACGCACCAAATGAGTCTAAAGCTGAAACGCAAAGATTGATGGAAGCGGGCGAACGTTCAGCTATGGACAATATAAGCGCCATAGGTGCTCAAGCATTAGGCACTACTATTAGGGGTGCAGGCAGTTTTATTTCCAATGTCGGTAATACTTATGCCCAATTAACAGGTGATTTTAATTATGAAAATGCCGCTACAAGAATTGGAAAAGAACTTGAAGAAATTGCAAAAAGTAAAGACGGCTACGGTATAGATGTACAAAAAGATAGGATTTTGCAAGCTGTTGAACAGTCTGAAACGCAAGGGTTTTACGATAAACTAAAAACTGTTGGATCTGCCGTTGTTAAAAATCCTGTAGGGTTTTTTGATTTCTTTGGCACTGAAGCTGTCGAAGAAATACCCGACCTTGTTGTTCAAGTTGGCGCTGCTATGCTGACTGGGGGCGCTTCTTTAGGCGTTACTGGTGCAAGAATTATTCAAGGCACTGCCAGCCTTACCGGCTCTTTTCTTGAAACATTTGGCTCATCAGGAAAAGAAGCTTATCAAAAAGCTAAAGCACAAGGTGATTCAGAACAAACAGCCAGAGATAAATCATACGTTACTGCGAGTTTAAATACGTTATTTGAGATGGGGCCAGACTTCCTTGCGGATAAAGCAATTGTTGCTCCGCTTATGAAAAGTATGGCTGATAAAACTCTTGCAAATATTGGTAAGGGTTATGCAACTAGTTCTGCGGTTGGCGTTGTAACCAATTTTGTTGCAGGAGCAGCACAAAACTACACAACCGCATATGTTACAAATCCAAACACTGCGTCGGTAGGGGCTGCACTTTCCAATGGTATTTTTGAAAGCTTTATTGGTGGCACAGTACAGACTGCATTTAGTACACCCGGTACGGTTGTAGACACAGCGGCAGTTATTGGAAGAGATTATTCAGGCAATCCAGTCACTGTCCAACAAGTGTTGAACGGTGGCAGTAATATTGATTTGTCTTCAGTCAATACAAGCATACCAATTGCAACATCAGATAACGGTAGCAACATCACTGTTGGTGCATCAATGATGTATGGTAATAATATTGGTTTTGGTAGTGACGTAGTAGGCAATTTGCTACCCAGCAATTTAACCAATTCAAATGTTATTGTTGCCACTGCTCCAAATGGTGCACAGCTTACAGTTGAACAAGTAATTTCTGGAAACACTACAAACGCTCAAGATGCTAATTTATCGTCTTACATCAACAATATTTTAAGCCCAGAGCAAAGCAAGACTACTTTAAATGCAGGCACGACTACAAGCAGTACTCCTGTCAGTTCTCTGCCCACCACAGGCTCAACAACAACTTCAACCAGCACGCCCGCGACTTCTTCAAATGTAGCAACCACACCCATGACTGCGGCAGAAGCTCAAGCTGTTATGGCGGATTTGGGATTAAAAGTTACAGATCAAACTGCTATTTCTTTAGCAACACAAATTGCAAATAATAATGCGGCAACAACTGCCACCACTACACCTGCAACAACTGCCACAACTGCGACTGGGCCATCTCAAGCTACAACAGGATCTACTACCACCAGTACTGTAGGAACCACACCGGCAAGCGCAACAAGCACCGCTGCTACAGAGGCTAATCAAACATCCACTGTTTTGGCAATTGATGCTTCTACTGGACAAGCTATAGTTACAAGTCCAACTGGTACTAGTATAGTTAATGTTGCTGGCGATGTTACAGTGGGAAGTTCTGTCGTTGTAAATCCTGCAACTAATACAGCGACAACTGTAGCAAGCACTCCAGCTACTACACCAGCAGTTACCCCACAAGTCACACCAGAGGTAACGCCTCAGGTAACGCCTCAGGTAACGCCGCAGGTTACTCCTCAGGTTACTCCTCAGGTTACCCCACAAGTCACGCCCCAAGTTACACCTCAAGTAACTCCACAAGTGACCCCGCAAGTCACGCCTCAGGTCACGCCTCAGGTCACGCCGCAAGTTACCCCACAAGTGACTCCGCAAGTAACCCCCCAAGTTACGCCAGAGGTAACACCTCAAGTTACGCCACAAGTTACGCCAAACATTAACACTAACGTTAACGTTTCTACGCCTGACTCAATCAATGTGGGTGGAGTTAGTATTCCCGGAACATATACGCCACCAAGCGTTTTAACGCCAACTACGCCAATTACAACAACTCCAGAAGTTACACCAGTTACGCCGGTAACACAGCCACCTACAACCAAAAAGCCTCCAACCAAGAAAACGGCATCAACTCCAATGCAGATGCCACAAAGCGGTGGTGGAGGCGAGTCTATGGTGGCTCCGCTGGCAAGTGTGTTCTATTACGGCAAAGACTTTGGCGGTCAGAAGCAGCAAGTTGCCCCGACAGGCGACTTAATGATGGCTCCATACAATGAGTTAAGTGTTACCAAGGCGGGAGCAGAAGCGCCTCTTCCAGCAATTCCTGTTGCACAAGAGGCAAAAGACAGCGAAAATGATATATCTGCGCTGTTACAACAAATCATGTCTTCTGGCAACAACAATATGACGCAAGAAGAGTTAATGCAAATTATTCAAGCAAGAGGCTAATATGGGTGAAGAATACGATTTTTTTGCGGATCCTAGGAACGATGCGTTTGCCTACAATGACTTGGGGGCATCTCCATCTAACTCCCAAATCCTGTCGGATATAAATTACGACCCCGGTATCCTTAGTTCTATTGGCGGAATCTTGTCCGGCAAATCTGGATCCATGGCGCAGATTGCAAGTCTTGGCGGTTTGGGCGCTTTGCTCAATTCTATGGGTGGTTCTGGCGGTGGTGGCTTCAAGGGATACCAAGGAAGCATACCAAAGTACACAGCTTCACGTACACAGTACGCTCCTCCGGTCAGCACAGTAAACCGTGGCCCAGCACCGTCTAACGAAGAAGTTTTAAATTATCTTAAAAGACCCGGTTTAAACGACTCAATGATTGCTCGTTCTATGAATGAGTTTGGTGTTGCACCGCAGCAAATTGCTGACGTAACTCAAACTCCTTTGGCAGATATTCAATCTCGCTATCAAGCGGCTATGGGGCCAAACGCAGGCATGGCACGTCGCCCCGGCTCAGGTGGCGTAACGTACTTCTCACCTATGGTTTACACGCCTCAGGCTGCTGCCCCGGCAGCCGCTCCGGTTGTAGAGGCTCCCGCACCCGTACAAGCCAATCCCATCATAGAACCCGGATACGCTCAAGGCGGTATGGCTCAGGGTGGGCTAGGGTCTTTGGGTAGCTACTCCGATGGCGGTCGCCTCCTTAAAGGGCCGGGCGATGGTGTGTCTGATGACATCCCTGCGATGATTGGGAAGAACCAACCAGCCCGTCTGGCCGATGGCGAGTTTGTCATCCCAGCCCGTATTGTTTCTGAGATCGGTAATGGATCTACAGACGCAGGAGCACGTAAACTATATGCCATGATGGATCGTATCCAAAAAGCTCGTGGCAAGACTTTAAAGAACGTTGCAGCCAATTCCAAGGCTGACAAACATTTACCAGCATAAGGTTTAAACATGGCCGCTCCTACACCAGCTTCTACTTTCTCCATGCCCTCAACAGGCGGGTCTAACCAACAGACTCTTTCTGAATGGGCAGGCCCGTATGTAACGGATATGCTTGGCAAAGCCCAAGCTATTGCCGATCAGCCTTATGCTGTGTACGGTGGCCCACAGACTGCGGCTGAGTCTGGCCTGCAATCTAAAGTCTTTCAAGGCTTGGGTAACCTGTCCTTCCCCGGTCAGCTTGGTCAGTCTTTTAGCTCTACAGGTGCGTATCAGCCTCCCGGCATGACTCCCGGCATCTATAACACTCAGCCTATTGGTACAGGTGCTGGCGCTCCTATGGGCGGCATGGGCGCTCCCATGGGCGGCCAGTCAAGCGGCCAGACTGGCGTTGCCTCGCAGTACATGAACCCATACTTAGATGCAGTCCTTCAGCCTCAGTTGGCCGAACTGCGCCGTCAGTCTGAAATCAACCTTCAGCCCGGTCTAGCCAAGATGACCCAATCCGGTGGTTATGGTGGTGGCCGTCAGGCCATCATGGAGTCTGAGGCTAACCGCAATCTGCTCCAAGAGCAGAACAAAGCTATTGGTACTGGGTACGCAAGTGCCTACGACAAAGCCATGGGTCAGTTTAATGTGGAGCAAGGTCAAGCCAAGACTTTGGCTGACATGATGTCTGAGGCTGGTGGTCAACAGCGTGGCATTGAGCAACAAGGTATCAGCGCAGACTACAACGAATTCCTCGCACAACGTGATGATCCAATGAAGAAGACGCAGTACTTGCAGTCCATGCTTCAAGGCCTGCCTATTTCCACTGTTAGCTCTACACCTGCCCAGATGAGCGGTTTAGGCTCGTTAGTGTCCTCCGTTGGCGGTATGGGATCCATCATGGACTCCCTCAAGAAATTTAATTTGACCTAAGGGTTCACTATGAATCTGATCCAAGTACAAGAGCACCTCAAGGATATGCCCATGAGGGCAATCATGGAATACGCTAACGGGAAGAACCCACAAGTTCCTCCCTATTTGGCTTTGGGTGAACTAAACCGCCGCAAGCAGATGGAGCAGTCTGCAAGGACAGGAACACCTCCTGAAGGCACAGTCAAAGACAAGCTTGAGAAAGAGATTACAGGACAGGCTACCGACCTCATGCAGGCCGGTGCTGCCCGTCAAGCGCAGTCTAATGAGCAACTTCAGCAAAGCCTGATGGGTCAGCCTCAACCAGTACCAGAAGGTACACCTCAGCCTCCTCAGCAAGAGGAAGAGATGCCAGAGATGCCCCAGATGGCTGCGGGTGGATTGACTTCCCTGCCAACCAATGACATGTTTAAATTCGCAGGCGGTGGCGGTGTTGTTGCTTTTGCCAACGGCGATGTGGTTGAAGACAAAGCCAAAGAAGAACTGGCACGTGCTCAACTCAAAGGCGATCGTGCAGCCGTTTCAGAAATTATTGACAAAATGAGTGCGGCAGGATATGACGTTGCCACCCTAATTCCTCGTGGTTTAGCTGGTGCAGTTGACACTGCGTTAATCCGCCCAGCCCGTGCTTTATCTGGTAAAGAGATCCCTTATCTTGGCTCCATGATTGACACAAGCACGGCTACGCCTGCCATGGATGAATTAAGGCGCGGCCAACAAAGCCGTGCGCCTAATGTTCCTACAAGCCCTAATGATCAAAGTGCCGCAGAGACTGCCCGCTTGTTGCGTCAAAACGCAGGCGCTTCTGGCATTGCATCTGTAGCCGCTCCTCCCGCACCTCCTATGCCACCTATGCCCGGAACCGGTGGTGGTATCCCTGCCGGTATCAAGATGCCCGGTGCTCCATCGTTTACAGCACCTGACCCAGAGGCTTACAGCAAAAAATTGGCTGAGTTTAAACAAGCTAACCCCGGCATGGCTGGGGCTGGGTTTGAGGCGTTGCTTAATAAGATGGCTCAACAAGATGAAGCCGACCGTGGCCGTGTATCAGAGCAAGAAAAAGCTCGTACACGTTCTGACTTTTTCCAAGCTTTAATTGCCGCAGGCGAATCTACCCGTGGTCAAAAAGGTCTGGGTGCTTTGTTAGGTGGCTTTGGTAAATCTGCTGGCGCTTCTGAAGCGGCTGCATTTGAGCGTGCCGATGCACAAGCCAAGATGCGTCGTGAGCAAGAGATGGGCATGGCTAAGATGCGTGCTGAACTTGAAGCTGCCCGTCGTGCTGAAGCGCGTGGTGACTTTGAAGCTGCGTTTAAACATAAGCAAGATGCAGAAAAGATTGGTTTGGAATTGGAGCAGAAGAAGTTTTCCAACGAGATGGACATTGCCAAGCTTAAAGAACAAGCCCGTGGCAACAGTATCCAAGCTGCCACTGCCGCTCGTTCACCGCAGATTATTCAAGTTGCTCAAGAGATCATGCGCCAGAATCAGGGCATGACTTTCAACGAAGCATCTGATCGTGCCGCAGCTTTGATTGCTGGTGGTCAGTATCAAAGTGCCGCACAGCGTCAAGCTAAAGCGGTTGCTGACGCTTTGGCTGAGAAGACTAAGATGATTGACCAACAATTGAGCGTGCTCAAGCCCGGATCTGCTGAAGAAAAAGCTTTGGTTACACAGCGCAATAAGGTTATTGAGCGCTTTATGGCTGATCAAAGATTGCTTACTGGTAAATCTGGTACGCAAGATGTCAACACACCTAGCCCCGGATTTGGTACATTTAAACCTGTTAATCCTACATAAGTTTAAACATGGCACTGTATAGAATTACTGCCCCTGATGGCCGCACATACGAAGTTCAAGGCCCAGACGGGGCAACTCAGCGCCAAGTAGAAGCAGAGTTACTGCGCCAGAACCCTATGGCGGGTTTGACTTCCAAGGAACTGGAAGAAACCCCACGTGCTCCCAGTACCATCAAAGACATTGGTCTAGGCGGCCTAGGTGCACTGGCCGGTGGCGTACAGGCACTTACAAACATTGCAGGTGTAGATAACCCAGTCTCCAAAGGCTTGGGATCTATCCAACAATATGCACAAGAAAACCTGACTCCTGCCCGTCAGGAAGAATTAGCTATTCAAGCCGAACTTGAGAACCGCGCTCAAGGTACTGGTTTGGCTAACGAGGTTGGCACTGGCATACGTAGGTTTACACAGGCTCCCGTACAGGGCACTGTAAACGCATTGCTTGGCAGCGCACCAATCATTGCTGCGGGTCTGTTGCCCGGTGGTCAAGTAGCCGCAGGCGCAGGCTTTGGTGCTAGAGCATTGGCCGGTGCACGTGGTGCAACTGGTATCGGTGGATTGATGGGCGTTGGTGGTCAGAAGGGCCAAGACTACGAGGCAGTGAAAGAAGCTTTGCTTGCCAAAGGTTTAGACCCTGCTATTGCAGAACAGAGAGCGCTTGAGGCATCTGCATATTCAGGAGAAAACTTACCCCGCCAATTATTGGCTGGCGGTGCAGGCGCATTAGAGGGTATGTTCGGTGTCGAGCAAGTAATCGCTAATGCGGCTAAGAAGGTTAGCAAGGGCGTGGGAGCGCCTTCTCTGGATGCGCCAAGCTACAAGCAAGCAATTGGCTTGACTATGTTGGGTGAAGCCGCACCTGAAGCTGTACAAGCTGCGGTAGGACAAGTTGGCACTAACATCGCTTTGAACCAATCTGGTGTAGAGAAAGATTTAACCGAAGGTCTGGCCGGTACAGTTGCACACGACGCTTTGGTTGGATCAGTCTTAGGTCTTGCTGTCTCCCCCGCGCAGATGTCTAATCTGCAACGTCAATACAAACAGACATTAGCCGATGAACAAGCTAGAAAACAAGCCGAAGCTGACGCACAAATACAAGCTGCGACACAAAAGGCAGAAGCCGAGCGTGCTGTTCTTCAGAAACAGACCGATCAAATCCGTCAGCAAATGGAGCAACAGCAGGCTATTGCTTTGCCTGCGCCGTCTGAGGAAATCCCCGTTGAAGAAGTACAGACAGACCCGCTTAAGAATCCTTTAGGCAACATCCGCAAGAGCGAAGTCCCCTTTGACATCTACAAACAGATTGATGACTACCGCAAGCAAGCTGGACTTCCCAAGCTCAAGGAGTACTCGATTGAGGACTTTGTGGATGCTATGCCGGGGGTTAACCCTAAGGCCGAGCAAGGCTTGTTGGATGAACTTATCACCGCCAAGTCTGGTTATGCCGGTGAAAAGTACACCGCACAAGACATCCTGAATCAAGCCAAGCTGAAGAACGTAGATACTAGTACTAAAGGCTTCAAAGACTTCTTAGCCAGAACGACTGGTGCAAGCGCACTGGAGCAGATGTCACAGCCGCAGCTACATGCTGCGTTTAAATCATTAAACAGCCTGCCCGCGTCGGAAGGTTTAAACATCCTGCCCGAAGGCACAAACGCACGCCGGTTTGATGAGAAGCAATACGACAAAGCCATCAAGGGTGTGGATGTTCTACTGGCAGAACTAGGCGTTCCTGTAGATCCTAAAGAGGTCATCAAGACTATCAAGGAATACACGAACCTTACAGAAGATTCCCATGCGGGAGCTATCCTTGATACGGCCATTAAGAATGGTGACGTTGACTTGATCAAGACTCCTCGCTATGAGATCTATGATCCCAAGACGGGAACTGCCCTTCCGTCTACCTACACATCTAGAACTGCTGCACGCGCTGCTGCGGCCAAGCGTGGTTTAAACGTTAGGCAGATTACAACAGATGCCATCGCTGCCCCCGCCACCTCCGCCACGCTGCCCGAAGGATTTGACATCCGTGAAGGTGCGTTTAAAGAGGGTGAAGCCCCAGCAGGATACGACGTGCTGGCCGGTGACGAAGTACTGTTTAAAGCTAACACCATCGAAGAAGCCAACGCCAAGAAGGACAGCTTTGAGCGTACCCGCGCTGGTATGGCTAACGCTCGTGAGAATCAAATCACGCAGTTGAACAACGCCATCGAAGCCAGCCAGAAGCGTTTAACCACCATGGAGGCTCAAGGCAAAGGTCAGACGACTGGTTACCAAAAGGCCGCCGGTAAGCACGCCAAGTTGGTTGAAGACACACAGGCAAAGATTGCCGCCCTGACAGAAGAGATCAAGAAGTTTGATCCTAAGGTTACTGCGCTTGCAGTCAAGCCAACAGGCACTAAAGCTATTGGCCGTAAAGGCTATACCGTGTTTGAACAGGGTCAGGCACGTGCTACATATCCATCCCGTCAGGCGGCTGAAGAAGGCATCTTGGCCGACATGGATGAGAAGCAACTGCAAGAGTTGACTCAGCAACAAGGCCGTCGGGCAGTAGGTAAGAAGGCTCAGGCTGAACTGGAACGCAGAACTGCACCCAAACCTACAGAAGGCAAGCCTGTGTCTGAGGTTCTGGAAGGCATTGAAACTGAAGCCAAAGCCGCCAAGGCAAAGGCTGAAGCGGCCAAAGAGACACCCGGCCTCAAAGAGAAGATGGCGGCTGTCGAAGCCCAACTCAAACCCATCCTCGAAAAGTTTGGCCTTGGTAATGTCAAGCTAAACCTTGTTGAGAAGCTGGACTCAGAAGGCTCCTACAACGAGAGCCTGATTAAGATTGCCTTGGAAGAAAAAGAACCAGTGCGTATCTTGCGCCATGAGGCTTTGCACGCCCTGAAGGATTTGAATTTCTTTACGCCTCAGCAGTGGAATGCGCTTGAGCGCATGGCGAAGAGCGAGTGGACTGACAAGTATCTGAAGAAAAAGATTGTCGAGCACAAGGGTGAGCGCATGTCTGCCTATGACGCTTATGTTGACATCTACAACAATGACATGGCCAAGGTTACAGAAGAAGCCATTGCTGAAGCATTTGCCGACTTTGCCAACAACAAGCCACCAGCAGGAATGCTGGCTGCGCTGCTTAAACGTTTAAACGACTTCTTCACTGCGCTGCGTAATGCACTGAGCGGTGCTGGCTTCCAGACTTACGAAGATGTATTTGGCAAGATTGAACGTGGCGAACTGTCCCAAAAGCCAAGCGCATGGAAGGCTAACGACAAAGTTAAAGAGGATGCGGTCAAGTACTCCATGAAGTTTGGAATTGATCCGTATACCTCTGAGGGTCAGATCAACGTTCCGCTGGATGGCGACAACACACGCTTCTCCATAAAGCAACCCTATGATCAGAAGAAACTGAGCAAAGACGAGACATTAAAGAACGACCCAATTACAGGTCTGCCTTTAAACGCTAACGGCACAGTGACGTTGTACTACCCAACGACCAACGAGTCTGCCAGAGATCTTGCGGCAACCCGTAAGCTCAAGGGTCACTCGCCTACAGCCAACCGCATCTACTTGACCAACGAATCTAGTTCAGCGGCTATTGAAAACAAGCCCGGTATGATTGATCAGCCTGTGGGTGGTGCAAACGTATTGCTTCAAGTGGATCCATCTGTGATCCATATACTGGAAGAGTACCCAGATGGCCGGAAAGACTTCTTTATCCCAATCGCAGAAGGCAAAGCGTTTGAGAAGAAGATGGCTCAGACCAAGCTGTTTACACTCAATGCGCCGCGTACCAAAGGCCTGCATCCTGACCGCACTCTGAAGCAAGTCACGACCGCAGTGAATGATGCGGCCACTAAGTGGGCTAACTCTTCTGCGGCAGATCGTCGCATCATGGCACGCAACGCTAAGGATGTGCTCCGTGCAGAGCACAACATCAGCCGCTTGTTTGGTGCTAACTCCAAGTTGGAGAAAACCAACATCGGTGAATACGGCCTTACTTACAACGGCAAGAAGGTCATGTCTACAGGACTTGGCTTTGCGTCTGCTCAGAAGATTAACGATGAGCAACGTGCTACCACGTGCCCTCAGTCAGGCATCTGCGAGGACTTGTGCCTTGGAGAAACCTCTGGGCAGAACTTACTGTACGGTGGCGAAGGCCAGTGGCGCTCAGGCCCACGCCTGTCTCAGTACTTAAAGACTGAAGCTCTAGTGGTAAACCCTGAGGCATTTGCTATTGCCATGATCAAGCAGATTGAATCATTCCGCAAAGCAGCACGAGATTTGGATTACCACCCGGCTATTCGTTTAAACGTTACCTCTGACTTCAACCCCAGCACGTTTGAGAACATCATCAACATGTTCCCTGATGTGACCTTCTACGACTACACAAAGCTAGATACCAAGCCAATTGCACCTAACCATCATTTGACCTATAGCTCAACTGGTGCATCTCAGGTTGTTGGTAACAAGACGATCTTTAACAAGTTCTCTAACTGGGATCGCATGGTAGACAAGATTCTGCCTAGCGGTCGCAATGTGGCTATGGCGTTTACAAGCCGCTCATCCATGCCTAAGTTTGTTAAGGACGAAAGAACTGGCAAAACGTTTGAGGTGTGGAATGGTGATGAGTACGATGCCCGCTTCCTTGACCCAGTCAAAGAGGGCGGTGACGGCTTGATCATTGGCCTGACTAACAAAGACAACACCACCAAGCCTGAGGATGCGGCAGAGAAGCACAATGGTTTCTTCCTTGATTACGATCCTGAGCGTGATGGCGATACATTGGTTATCCCCAACCAAGAGAAGCTAAAAGGCAACCAAGGTCAGCCAGTCACATTCTCTAAGAAACCACGGTTCAGCTTACGTCAAGTTTCTTTGACAGAGGATGAACAACGCTACTTTGATGCTGTGTTTGACAACAGATCTGACCTTGCAGAACTGCGTGATTTTGTTCCATCCGCTCAGTACGCCATCTCTGATGACTACATGACATCTAAGTTTGTGCTGGACACCAGAGACATGGACGGCTTGAGTGACTACTTAAGCGAAGTCTCTGCCTCAGGTAAGAAACAATATGGTGGCGAAGGCGCATCTAGTTTGCCTAGATCTTTTGCCAGTGCAGGCAATGCATTCCTCAACAAAGCCCGCAAAACTGCCGAACCTAAAAAGCCGTCAGTTAAATCAAACGAAAGACTAAGCCTGCGTGAAGCTCCTAATACCCCTGAGTTTAAACAGTGGTTCAGCGGCAGCAAGGTGGTAGATGAAGATGGTAAACCGCTTGTTGTTTATCATGGCTCACCAGATTTCAAAGGTAATGCATTTACCGGCAAAGTTGAGCGTAAGAACAGGGCGGGTAATGTAGCTGGTTATTACTTTACTCCATACGCAGATGAAGCATCTGACTATGCCGCAGACAGAAAGACCAGACAATACCAAGAAGGTTCACAAGTTCTTCCTGTGTATTTAAACATCAAGCGGCCTTACATTGCTGGTGAAAGCCGTGTCACCCCCGCCATGAAGGATGCGTACCTCCAAGAGATGATTGCATCTAATCAGCACATGAGTAATGAGCGTGCGGCAGAATGGGCTAAAACTAAAGTTCCATTCTTTACGGATGGTAGATTGCCTAGTGCTGATGCTTTAAACGGTGATGGCGATGCCATGCAGCGCATCCTGAAAGCTGGAAACTACGATGGCTTTAAAGATGGCAGGCATTGGGTTGCTTTTGAATCCTCACAAGTTAAATCTTCTATAGGCAACGTAGGTACATATGGAAGCGGCAATCCCGACATTCGTTATAGCTTACGTGAAGCACCCGATACGGCTGAGTTTAAAGAATGGTTTGGTGACAGCAAGATTGTGGATGCAGATGGCAAGCCTTTAGTTGTTAGCCACATTTCCAAAGCCAAACCCACTGTCTTTGACAAGAAGTACAAGACAGACTTATCTAGCATGGGCTTTCATTTTGGAACTAAAGAGCAAGCTGAATTCAGGGGTACTCAGTACGACTTTGACTCGCGCTCACCAACGATGGGTGACTACTACCTGTCAATCCAAAACCCGTTAGAAGTAAGCCACATGGCATCGTATGCGCCTGATCATCTAGCAGATCAGATGATGGATATGGACTTGATCAGCGTGGAGAAGTACGACTCATTTAGGGACAAGTACAGCAGCGAACCAGAAATTGGTGCAGCCCTTGTCAAGATTCTCCAAAAAGCTGGTTATGACGGGCTTGTTTACAGCAACGAAATGGAAGGCGCAGGCAACTCGTATGTGCCATTTGAGTCAACGCAAATTAAGTCTGCCACAGACAATACGGGCGCATACAGCAAGTACAACCCTGATGTGCGCTACAGCCTGCGTGAGTCCACTGACCCGGCAACTGTTAATCGTGTAAACGCAACAACCACCACCCGCGAAGAGAAGGGTTTTGCCGATCGCATCACTAAAGCGTTCAGCGGAGACTCCTTCTCTGTACTGCGTCAGCAAGCTTTAAACAGATACCAGCGCCTTGCTGAGTACGATAAAGAGTTAGCCAAGCGGATGGGTGGCGTGGCTTTGATGGCTGATGTTAGTGCTGAAGCGGGAGCCTTGCAGTCTGACTTGGCCGCAGGGGTTACCGCATCTGTCTTGGGTGTACACGACCGCAACGGTGGTATTCCTGTGTATGCCAATGGCGTGACTAAAGCTTTCAACGACAATGGCAAGATTAAAGGCCCAGTGGCTATCTTTGCTCCGTTGTCAAAATACAACGATCCATACATCTACCAGCTTTACCAGTTCTGGGCTGCTGCACAGCGTGGTTCTCGTTTAAACGAACAGGGCAGGCCAGACATCTTTACGGATGAGGATTTGAGGAAAGCCCAGCAGTTGGAGAAAGACCATCCTGAGTTCCGTCAGATCCAAGAAGAATGGACAACGTTTAACAATGGACTGGTTCAGTTCTTGGTAGACACAGGAGTTCTGTCCGAGGGCGACAAGGCAAGGTTCACTGAATACTCCGACTACATTCCTTTCTATCGTCAGATGGAAGGCGAGAAGACCATCGGGCCAAACTTGTTCCAGTCTATCTCTGGTGTTAAGAAACCTAAAAAGCTTGGCGAAGGCACAGACAAAGCACCTCTAGCCGATTTCTTAGAAACTGTTGTACGTAACACGCAGTCTTCCATCCAGATGGGCATGAAGAACGTGGCGGCGCAACGTGCAATTAACGTAGCCATGCAGATCGATATGGCTGAGAAGTTGCCACCCAAATCTAAGGCGGGACTCGACACAGTTCAGGTGTTGGAAAAAGGCCAAGTCGTTACCTATCAGGTAGCAGACCACATGTTTATCGAGGCTGTTAAGAGTTTAAACATGCCTGACTTGCCGTTCATCGGTCTGTTGTCTGGCCCGGCCAACTTCCTAAGGAACATGGTTACTAAGGATCCCGGATTTATGTTGGCTAACATGGTTCGAGACTCCATGGCGGCATACGTAACGAGCGGAGTCAAGATGACTCCAATCGCAGATACTGTTAGGAACTTTGGCAAGGCCATGGCTAACACATCGCCAGAGTACGAGGCGCTTTTAAACGCTGGTATCTTGGGCGGCTACGAGTTTTCACAGAACATCGAGACAAGCGCTGAGGCGTTTGAACGTGAGCTTAAGAAGAAGTACGAGGGTAAGTCTACGTTCCAACGTATGCTCAACCCCATGTCTGCGCCTAGGGCTTTGTGGGATGCCTTAGAGAAAGGCACAACCGCATCTGACGCTGCCACGAGGATTGAGGTGTATAAACGCACCCTCGCAGAAACCAAGAACGAGGCAGAGGCTTTGCACCGTGCGCTTGAGGTAATGAACTTTAACCGCAAGGGAAGTTCTGCTGTGGTGCGTATCATGACAGCGGCCATCCCTTTCTTAAACGCCCGTATGCAAGGTCTGGACGTTCTGTACCGCGCTGGTATCAGCCCGACCTTCCGTCAGCTTATGTATGGGGAAAAGCCTACGGATAGAGAAAAGTCAGTGCAGAAGGCTTTCATTGTCCGTGGCTTGACCATGGCCGCCCTGTCAGCCATGTACTGGACTCTCACCCATGACGATGAAGAATACAAGCGTCAGGAACAGGAAACCAAAGATAACAACTGGCTGATCCCATCCTTGGGTATTAAGATCCCTATCCCGTTTGAGATCGGTGTGATCTTCAAAGTCATACCTGAGAGGCTCATGGCTTTGACCTTGGGTGAGGATACGAACAAAGACTTCATGGAATCCATGATTCGGAATCTGCGTTCGACACTGGCCATTGACTACTTGCCGCAGGCCATCAAGCCGTTCGTGGAGACAGAGACTAACTTCTCCCTGTTTACACGCAGACCTATTGTTGGCCAAGGTCTTGAGGGTGTTGCCCCGGAGTTCCAAGTTGGCCCCGGAACCTCATCGCTTGCCGCTACCTTAGGTTCTACCTTGGGCATGTCGCCTATGAAGATCGACCACTTGATCGGTGGCTACACGGGTACGATGGGTATGTACATGGTCAGCGCCTTGGATGGTGTTATAAACATGAACACCGACACGCCTGTTGCGTCTAAACGCTTTGAGCAGTTGCCACTCATCAAACGCTTTGCGTTGGATCCAGAGGCCAGAGGTACGGTCACCAGCTACTACAACCTCAAAAACGCCACGGATGAAGCTGTACGAACATCCAGCTTACTTGAGCGCACGATGGACTTTGAGGAACGTAACAAGTACATGCAAGACAACATCAGGATGCTTGCAAACAAGGATTACATCCTTGACCTAGAGAAGACCATGAAAGAGTTCCGTCAGATGCAAGTCCTGATCCGTAGCTCTAGGATGGATGCCGATGCCAAGCGAGAGGCTCTTCTGAGAATCAACCAAGCTCAGAACGCCTTAACCGCCAACATCAACATGATCAGGGCGAATGTAATGTGAGATGACCCGCCTCGAATAGCCATCCAATGGTCTTTCGATGGGCTTCATCCCACGCATCAAACCTAGCCTGCTTGCCAAAGTCTTTGCCTTGGTCTATGAGCATATGGCATGTGTGGCACAAGGCCGCGATCCGGTAGTCGTGAGCCTTGATGCCCATGCCCTTGCCATCGCGTTGTTGGTTAGAATGGGCGGCTACAACCGTCCCATCCTCAGCCCCGCACCTCTGACAAGGGCAGTCTCGTACAAGGTCAAGCAGTTTCCTGTTACGGTACATCTTGTTTACTTATAAATTCAATGTACTGAGCAATCTCTTTGCCGGTGTAGTCGATGTTGCCGTAGCTGCGGAATCGTTCAGCTAGTCGTTTAAACGCAGCCTGCTGGGCTGCCTGCCAAACCTCGTAGCTCCAGCCTCCGTCGTCTTCGAACGCCTTGCTGCCAACAAAATCGCAGTACTCCTGTTTACACTCGTTCATAGGAATGCCTGAAACTCTGCCAGCTTCTTGGCGTAGTGACGGGCTTTCTCTGCGTCGTCAGTACCCTCCTTGCGTCCGGCTCTCATGGCGTACTTGATGACGTTGCCCTTAAGGAAGCCCACGAACTCCTCAGGTGTTAGGACTGACTCCATGACCTCCCATGGTTGCATATCCATGGTTTTGTAATGGTCGCCATCAACTTGGTAATCATCTGCTCTGTTTATCATCTTCTTCCTTTAGTTTAAACATGTAGTGCTGTGCCGGGAACTTTGCTTTGGTCTTTACAAATTTGCGGAGCCAGTCAGCCCCGCCCAGTTCTTGAAACATCAACCACTCAAGGTCAGACATACGCATGTTACGTGGCTTAAGTGGCATAGGTGGCTTAGGTCTGGGCACGCTTCATACTCCTTACATAAGCGGCAAAGCTTGACGTAGTGTCGCCACCGTTTTTCATAGCCTCAAACTCCTTAGCCACCTCTTCCAAGGTGTTGTTCCTAATCTGATTGCTTACAGGATCCAGTTGCTTCATGATCATCTGCCGCTTGCGCCATCCCAGCGCACGCTCCCATATGTTTAAACGCTCTTCAATCATGCTGCCTGCCTTTCTTCGTTATCTGCCAATATTTTCCCAAGCTTGCTAAGGTAAATGAGTTCGCTTGTCTCTTGATCATCCTCAAGCATTGTTGATGCCGCCGTAAACGTTGCCGCCGTGCCCGCTTGAAGCCTTGGTGAAACAACGTGGCATTCATAGCCTGCCCACTCAAACTCCTGTAAACCACGGATGTGTTCTTTAACTACCGTTGTTTTGTCGCCATACTTTCGTTCATGCTCCTTGACGTAATGCACAATCTTTTTGGCTTGGCCTGATGGTGTCCGGATGCTCTTGTCTCTGTCCTTGAAATAATACGGGGTCTGGTCATTGTTTACGCCAAAGGTTACGCGATCACCGTTCTTTTTGACAATAACATTCCAACGGTTTTCTCGCTCTGACCACCAGTCGTGTGCCGCAACAAAATAGTTCTGAGCAATAACTTTGCACTCCTGAATTGATCTCTCTTCATCTTCCAGATACTCTGCCGGACTCCAAGATTTTTTATAAAAAACGGATGATTGGCCGTTTGCCTTGCGGGAGTTTGGATTTTTTGCCGGAACTGTATGCGCTATGGTTCTTAGTTCATCGCAGAAACTTATGACCCCCGTCTTTTTGTTGACGGTAATGTACATATTGACCCACAATAACTTGCCACGGTAATCAAAAGACATTCCAAATTGGTACGGAACACCAGATGCCTGTGATACGTGCCAAGGTAGCTTTTTCATTTTGATAGCAAATACAAATTTTGCAAAGAATTTTTTCTTAGTATTTATAGTTTCTTCGCACGATGCAGAGATGCACATGATTGCCGGTAGCGGCTTAGTTACATCCACCACTTTAGTCTCATCATCCCACGACACTAAGAATGGATTTGGCACATGGACACCAAGCTTCTTTAGGCCAACAACTGAATCCTTTGGGATCCAAGATCCGCTCATGGTTGGAAGCTTTACATTATTAAATGTGTGTTCCAGTCGATCCAGTAGGTCTGAGAAATCCTGTTTCTTTTCTTTGTCGTATTTGCGGGGCTGACGTGGCTCCACTGCTACAGGAGCCTCAAACTTAACCTCAGGTTGAACCTCAGGTAAAACTTTGGGTGGAACTTCAGGCTTAACACTTGTTGTTCTAAAGTGTTTAAACAGATGGTTGATGAAGCTGCGAACTTTGTCTATGAGTGAATATGCTAGGGTTGTCATGCTAACTCCGGAAAGGCTTTGTCTACCATTGCTTTGATCTTCTCGTTGGTGATCCGCTTTTGCTCTGAGGCCTTAATCATGGGCATCACAAACCAACGATACCTATTGTTTGCTTGCACTCTTGCGAGGATTAGGTGTTTGTTTATTCTGACTTTCATTTGGTTTCCTGTATTCCAATACTTCGTTAAGTAAACGCTCCATCTCATCAGCCGCCATTAAATGAAACGGACTAATTGGTTTGTGGCTTGCTATTGAACGCATCATGCCGATGGTTGTTCGTGCAGTTGTTTCACTCAAGGGCTTCATGTGTTCTTCTCCTTATTTATTTAGTTCGGCCAACATTTCGTCCGTCAGTTCTCTGACTCGCAGCAACGCGGCTTCCATGTCTGCCTTGTGTTTAAACTCACGTGTAATGGCCAGCTTGATGTTGGCCAGTGTTGCGTACATGTCTACACCCTTCAAGGCAAACAGCAGTTGAGTCTCATCGTCAGGATAATCAAACTCCAAAACAGCTTTTGACTTCATGGCGTGTAAACATTCATGATGAGCACAATCAATATGATTGCCACTGAGCAGATACACGTCCAAATCAAATCTTCGTCATGCGGTGAATTGCCTAATAGAGTGGATTGAACCCACAGTTCCTCAGGCGTGACCTCAGGAGCCGGTTGCTCATACATGCATCCAATCAAGACCTTGCCAGTGTTATACGGTGTCGTTTTCATGAAATCTCTCCAACATAAGTTCTGTAATCCAAAATCCAGCGGGGTTCTTTGACATGCCTTTGGCAATCATTTCGTCTGGTGTGCGGCATCTTCGGTCTTTGCCATGCTCTCCGGTTCGATGTCTGTCAAAGGCTTTGTTGCTGTTGAAATATTCATTACAGCCAGTGCATTGATTCCTTGATCCACTAAGTTTCATTGGGAACCTCTAATCTGCGTTCGACCGAAAGCTCTTCGATAATCAGTTCAGCAAATGATTTGCCTGACGGGAACCTCATCTTGGCCGCATTGTTTTGATTGACCACGGCTATGGCCTTCTCAATCCCTGCGTTGAACCCTGATGTGTATGGATCCCCAGTGGACAGGCGACTGTCAATCGCCTCCCGAATCATTTGAGCCATCGTGATCTTCTTAAGCTTTGCAAACTTCTTCATGCGTAGATGTTCGTCTTCCGACACATACGTCATGAACGGTTTAAACTTCTTAAAATGGGTCATCAATTACCTTCGTTTTCTCGTATGAACGGATGAGTAAATCAAACTTAGCTTTGGCTTCTACATTGCCATGAAGCTCCGTTCTTGATTCAATACCACAGCGTTTAGACAGCAAGTGGGTTGCGTCTATCTCGTTGTCGCATGACAAGAACTCTTGGAAGTCAGGGTCACGGCAAAGCATTCCGGCCTTTTGAACTCGGTTGTCGTATGGCGTGGGTGACTCATCATCTTGGATGCGAACCACCGCACAGGCATACCTCGCCCCAACAAAGTCACGCAGAATCTCTTCCGGTACTTCGTCAGGGTGCAGAGCAAGCGTCAAGATAAAACCTGTGCGGTCTTGCTTGAGCGCTACCTTACGGGCTTCAAACTGTAGTGCCATCTTGTTCTTTGATACCAAGGCGTGACTCAAGGTAAGAGATCACATACTCAAGGCCGTTGTGGTGAAGCTTCAGTTCTCGGTTGTGCTTCAAACATTCATTGGCTCGACGCTCTTGAAACTCAGCAGCATTTTTCCATTTATCAATCTCGTTGTTTAAACGAGTGATCTCTTTACGCAGCACGTCTTGACCGGCAGTGGGTGGTGTAGCTACCGGCTTTGCCTTTTTAACTTTTACCTTATGCAACACTTGGTACACATAAGCAACCGTTGCGTTACATGCATCCGCAATTTTATTGATGGGTGCAGAAGGATTGGCTTCTTTAAACTCTCGTATTTGTTTTGCTTTGTTAATCATGATCTCTCCTTAGAATGGGACTTCGTTGTCATCGACAGGGAATTGTTGGGCTTGGTTCTCATGGCGGGGACTGCCTTGCTCTTCGGGAACAAAGCGGTTTACTTTCAAGGCCAAGTAGGTCTTGCCACTGGTTGGGCTGACGTTCTTCCAACCGGATAGCTTGATGATGGTCAGGCCGTTCTCGGTCTTGATGGCCGTCATGTCCTTCAAGTTAAGGGCGATCGTGCCTGAGTAGTCAGGAGACAGGGTAGTCTTCTTGACTGGCTCGGCAAACAGATTTCCCGAATCGGGGCGTGTCTCGAAAGGTTTCTTTGCGTATGTACTCATTTTGTTTCCTCAGTTAGTTGTAGCTTCAAGGTTTTGAAGCGGCTTAAGATCTCCTCGTACAGAGGAGGGTGCGTTTCCTTCAGCGAATCAAGCTGAAGTTCATTGCTCTTCCAGTAGCTGTTTAAACCTGCTACTGTGGTGCAGTGGGTCGTCCACTCAATCATTCCTTCGGTAAACAACTTACGGCTCTCATCAGACGGATCCCATGTAGTGGGCTGAATCGTCTTCTTAGGCGCAGTCTTGGCAATGATCTTTTCGTACTTCGGCCCATCTTCCTTTTTAGTCAATTCGCCCATGGTGGTAGGGGCATCGTCTGACTGCGGAAGATCGTCTCCCGAATAGATGTACAGGCCAAGTCCATGCAAGGCAAGCGCTTTGGTCATGCAACGCATGATGGCCGTGTTGACTTGGAAAGCGTCAGGGCTTTGGATAGGTTGGTTACGGTGGTTCATCACTGGCAACATGCATGTACGGCCTTGGCCAAACATAGTGACGGTGACCCATACCATGCCTGTGCCGTTGACATCCATGTAAGGTTTGTCAGCGAACGTGTGGACAATGAATGATGCAGTGGAGTCGGCCTTAAGAGCCTCAGCCCATGCCCACGCCCATGAAAGGTACGTAAGGCCATTCTTCTTTTCGGTGTGCTCGTTGACGTTAAGCTTAAGTAAATCATGCGGTGACATTGATTTCTCCTTGGTACTGTTTACACCACTTGCTGACTCCACAGAAATCTCCTGTGCAGCGCTTGGGTTCTCCTTGGCGGGTTTCGACATAGCCTTTTTCCTTTTCTGCCAACTCTGTGGCTTCTTCTATGGTTTGAAATAAACGGATCGCAGACTTGCGTCCTTCTCTCTTTACAGCAAAGACGGTTTCGCTCATCCATCTTTCCTCATCGGTGCAAGCCTGTAGCTCCTCACCAAACTCATGATTCACCTTGGCATTGCGGTGCATCTCTAAACGCTTACGGACGTAGGCCTCTGTGGTTACAGAGTCCCACATTGGGATGTCAATCATCACGGCCTCAGCTTCGGGATAGTTGTCCTGAGCAGAGTGGGGCGTGTAGTCTTTGATGATCGCGCAGATCTGCAAGCCCTTGACTGGCACACGTTTGACCGACTCCACAAGCCACTTGTAGATGTTTAGTTGAATCTCCCAGTCATCTTTGTTACGTGCCATAGCTTGCATCACTGACCAAGCCTTGACAAACTTGTAATCAATGATCACTACCCCGCCCTCGACTTGTTGTTGCAGATCAATCGCTCCGCTGATCACCACGCCATCGACTTCCGTAAAGATGCGTTCCTCGTTGGTGTAGCCCTCACACTCTTTGGCCTCAAGCTTGCCGTGCATGAATGTGCCTAGCTGAGATGCGATCAGCTTAGTCACGTCAATCTCCATCTCTGAATCGTACTGTTCGCGTAACCTTCTAATCTTTGGTGGCGACATTAACTCAGTAACGCTATACTGTGAAGCGCCTTTACTGTAGTAGTTACGTGAGACTAAAGCCACTATGGGTGCGGGCAGATTCTGTTTGTTGGTTATCTTCATCTTCTCTCCAAGGTTGTTTATGAATCCGAACTACAATGATAGTGATGTTACATCAGAATTGCAAGTGCTATCACAAATTATTTTTGGTGAGCCAGCTTCGAAAGCAAATTCGAGGAGGGTTGTACGCTTCGGTGGTATGTCTAGACTGATTAAGTCTAAGAAAGCATTAAGTTACTCTGATGTTTTTAAACAACAGTGCAAGCCGTTAGCTACACTAATGACAGGGGATCTGCGGATTACTCTGCATATTTATTACGCCTCAAGGCGACCCGACTTGGATGAGAGCCTGATCCTAGACCTGATGCAGGGTCTTATATATGAGAACGATCGTCAGGTTAAAGAGAGGCATTGCTACTGGGGGCTAGACCCTGAGAACCCCCGCACAGAGATGATCATTGAAAAGATCCCTGAGGTAGCGCCAAAAAAAGGCCCCGTCAAGCGAACCAGACGGGGCTAATCTCAACAAAGGCAACTGCTGAGAGGAGAGAGAACCTTGATTATAAGGAGTTTCGTCAGTTTTGTCAGTTCCGTTTTCGGCTTTTCCGAAGAATTTCGGCCTGCCGGGTTTGCTGGTTGGTGTTTAAACGCACCAAAATGCTCCGCCGGGTTCACCTGCTGATGTTTAAACGCACCCGCCGAGACGTACCTAAAACCCGCCGAGACGTACCTTAAAAAATATTTTTGATACCGCTTGACACAACCCAATTAGTTGTGCTTATAATTCAATCGTTGCCGTAGGAAGCAATGATTTAAAGCCGTTACACATGCTCTCGCCCTTGGTCTTTACCTTTGGGTTCCTACCGAGGGCAGTTGTAACGGCTTTTGTCATTTTGAGACTAGGACTGTGCAATGGGTTAGCGCCATTGTGACTTCCTTTCGTTTTGAAACACACTGCTTTATGTGAAGCAGTCCTAGTCTCACCCCCTCCTACGACAACTCGCAAGCGATGCGGTACGTCGGTGGTCGCCTGTTAAATACCCTGTTACACGAGCAAGCCAAAGCAGGGAGCGTGGGCGAAACCTAGAGCGCGGTGGTTGAAATAGTCTGGGTTAGTGCGAGGTGATGACATGGCTCCGAAGGGGAAATCACAGCACAGTGCGAACTTTGGTTATGACCACGGTAAGGCTGTGCTTTGTTCAAACATTCACCAAAGGGGAAAGCTAGAGGCTTATAACAGGGAGTACAGGCGTGTATATGGACACCGAGGCAAGGATTAAAGCATTAAAAGCAGGGATACAGGCTGAACTAGACCGCACCGCAGACAGTGATGTGTTCAACAGTAATCCACAACGCAGAATGGAACTGGAGATTGCATTATTGGAGCAAGGATGTCAGGTTGATCAGGATGAGCATGGCTTGCTAGTCAACCGAAAATTCATTGTGGCGGTGTCTAAATGTAAATGGTGTGTTAAGGGCAAATACGTATGGTATTACTACAAGGACATACCAACGTTCGTAAAAAAATATGTAAGGAGAGAACATGAAACAAGATGAAATTCTAGAGGCACTGCACAAAGTGATCCAAGAGAACAAGCATTACACAACGTGGACTGTATCAACGCCACATTTAGTGGCTTTGGTTAAATTAGCCATTGAGCAAGAGCGTGAGGAGTGTGCAATGATTTGTGAAGCAAGAGCGCGGGATGATCGTGTCTCTAACCATAGGCGTGTTGATGCGGCACTCCTTGCAGAGCGCATCCGAGCAAGGGGATAAGCATGAAGCAACGTGTTTACACGATAGGCGTAGGAGATCAGGTCAGGCTGATTCGTGCATCCAACCGCAGACAAGCGATAGCGCATGTGTCATTAGGGATTATGACAATACGAGTCGCCACACAGGAAGATATTATTAACCAACTAGACAAAGGAGTACCAATAGAGAACTACACCGCACCTGAGCAAATTGAATTAGAACTTTAATTTTCAACATAGGAGAGAAGCATGGAACAAAAATCATTATTTGACAGAATATTTGGTACAGCACCGCAAGAGATGGTGCGAAATACTGATCCGGACACTAGCGTAAGCGCGGCCAATTCTGTAGACTCAACTCAGCTTGAAGCAATGGTCTACGAGGTCATTGCCAAGTATCCAAATGGCTGTACGTCCGACGAAGTCATGAGACATTTTCCCCATCACGGTGTTCAAACCATATCACCTCGGTTTGCTCCTTTGATACGCAAAGGTTTCATTGCCGACACTGGCGAAAGGCGTAAGGCCGCATCAGGTAGATCGCAACGAGTGATGAAAGTGATTAAAAATGACTAGGGATTACAAACAGGAATACGCTAACTACGATGGCACTGAGGCCGTCAAGAAGAAAAGAGCGCAGAGAAACAAAGCCCGCAGAATGCTTGAAGCAAAAGGTGTGGTGCACAAGGGAGATGGCAAAGACGTTGACCACAAAAAACCTTTGAGCAAGGGTGGGACAACGGTCATCAGCAACTTACGA